TAGTCCGAAGATGAAAAGCTCTGGGTAGAGAAAAACATTCCTGATGTTTTTGTTAAATCTGGTGCGTAGATACCACTAACCGCGCAGTCTAGTACTGCGTATATACGGTCAGTCCTCTACAGGACAGACATTGATCCGACTCGACTTAATCGAGATCGGTAATCCGTGGATATTGAGAGGGCTGATTGCCAGAATAATTCGCATTATTTCCGGCTGCTCCACTCAACATCGCACCGACACCGGTTCCAACAACACCGGCCGCATCTTTAAGGAATTTTGTTGAGGGCGTAATTGCCTTCAAGACTTCCTTCCAATATGATTTGGATGATGCGGGCCCGTTCTTGTGACTACCGACGACGGCCAAAATATTACCTCGCGCCTGCTCATCCACCTCTGAAGGTGTTTGGGTAGAGAAAGCGGCGGGGCCAGCGTACTCAATTGCGATATAAACTTCGCATTTAAGAGCAGCGGCTCCGGTAGGTGTAGATGGCAATCCATTGACTAGAAATCCCAAACACGGTTGTGAGTTTGAGAGAGTAGAGTCATATTTAACGTACGTGTCATATTGGGTATCCTGAGGGAAATACCTGACAATATGTTCACGTCCGTCCATGATGTCAATTGATGTGAGGATCTCTTGTGAGAGATCCGCAGATTTTCTTGTATCAAGGGTAGCTCCAAGCCCGAGAGGGTAAGTACCATATGCTATCCCTGACCTCGTCAGGGGAGCACCAGAATATTGGACATGCACCTCGCATGCCACGGTTCTGGCTGAAACCGATCCTGAACTAATATCAGCGATCGAGTATGGTAGGGTAGAAGTTGCTGATGCGATAACACCTAATGATCCAAAGTTGATTAAATCAGCACTTGGGTAATCGGTGTTTGTATATATCACATTAATCAGATCGTTGGCATAAACGTTTGGATTTACGGCAATATAGGCGGTTCCATTGGAACCACCGTACGCGGTAAAATTCATGCGTGAAACAACCTTCTGACTTCTACGAGTATTGTTTGAATCCGGAACGCATGGTTTGAGACCATTGTCGTAACAGAATTTTAAATCTGTTAAGGCTTTGGCATAAATCAATGCACACGGCTTGATCGGAGGCATACAGCATATTACCGTAGTGTTTTTATTAACACTAGGGGAAGCTAATGCCCTCTGTCTGTACTTGCGTACTTGCTTATTTCTTTGTTTTTTTAAATCTTTACTATTTGTCATTATATGGGATACACTGCG